CTCATAAATCTCAATACAATGATGCTATAAAGAAAAATCCAAATGATGCTATAGGACAAAGACCTGTATTGATTGATTTGTATAATTTAAAAACGGCATTAGATCCAATCGGTCTATCATTTGCATTGAGAACTTACATACCAGGAAATATGATGAATCCTATGGTTTGTATTGATTATGAAGATTGGGATAAAGCTATTAGATTAGATACTCCTAGAGTATATCCTGAATTACAAACTAAGGGAAGTCAAATAGATGATATTTATAAGATGTTTCGTGAATATGTTACTCAATTTGGAAATAGACAAGCCAAATGGAAAGCAAGTATGGACAAAAATAAGAAACTTCAGAGGTATACCTTCATAAAATAATTGTTGATGATCTAAGATCGAATATATACATTAATTAAACAAACTAATAATAAATGCCAGGATTTGTAAATAGGGACGAAACGTATTCAGGGAGACCAACCGCGTCTTCTCGTAATATCGTTACCAAAGCCCTTAAATCGCTTTCGTCGTTCGGAATGATGTATGACGATATGGTTCTTCGAAATTCGAAAGCCATTGGTATCAATGAAGATCAATTTGGATGGAAGTTAGATCCAAGAAATGTTGCAGGTGGTGAATATGACGATTACGCTCTTTTCGCAAATCTATCTATGACGGATATTAATCTTCGTAAATCGATATCTATTTTTGATAAATCATACCCAAAGAAAAGAGAAGACCTTCGTAAATTCGCTATACAAGATGAGATCGAAGAAATTTTAGATACTTTATGTGATGAATGTGTCGTATTTGACGACAAAAATTATTTCTGTTTTCCTTTAGCTTTCGATGACGAAACTTTAGAACCAGGAACTTTAGAAGCAATTAAAATTGCTTTAGAAACAAACTTTAAAAGAATATACCAATACTTCGGTTTCAATAATGATATCGCTTCTTGGTCATATTTTCGTAAATGGTTAGTTGATGGTTATCTTGCTTTTGAGATTATCTACAACAAAAACCAAGATAGAATTATTGGATTCAAAGAACTTGATCCAATTAACCTAGAACCAGGACTTGACAAAGAAGGTAAGAAAATCTGGAAACAGTTTAAAGGAATGCCTAATAAAGAAAGAATCCTTTACGATTCTCAGGTTATCTACATTTCATATGCAAACGTTAACACGGTTAATCGTGTTTCTTATGTTGAAAGACTTATTCGTTCTTTCAATTTACTTCGTATCATGGAGCATTCCCGAGTAATTTGGGCTACAGTAAATGCTTCATTCAAAACTAAATTCGTTATACCAGTCGGTGGTAAATCTAAAACAAGAGCTCGTCAATCATTGGGTGTTCTTATGCAGAATTATCGTGAACAAATTGACTTTGACACTGATAGTGGTGACTTAAAAGTTAATGGTAAACCAATGATGCCTTTCAATAAAGAATATTGGTTACCTTCAGGTGAAGCTGGAGAACCAACTATTGAAACAATTGGTAATGATGGACCCGATCTTTCAGATACAGATGCTCTTAAATATTTCCGTGAGAAGCTGATTAAAGTTTCTAAAATTCCTCTATCAAGATTTGATATGGAATCACCACCTTCATGGGAAATGAATGCCGAAGGTATGACCAGAGATGAAATTAAATTTGGTAGATTTGTGACTCGTTTACGTTCAGTTTTCCAAGAAATTTTAGTTAAACCTTTATGGATTCAGATGTGTCTTGACTTCCCTGAATTGAAAGAAGATGATGCATTTAAAGCACAAATCGGTATTAAATATAACCGATATAATATCTTCGAAGAGATGAAAGAAATTGAGATCTTACAAAAACGTCTTGATTTTGTTACATCTATGAAAGACGGTCTTGTTGAACAAGATGCTAATATGAATGAAATCAAATATTTTGCATCTGAATTCCTTATCCAAAGATTCTTAGGATTATCCCCAGAAGATCTAAGATTGAATAAAAAATTAAAAGAAGTTGAGGATCAAGAGAAACTAGAAGCTGCTAAGAAATCGGCTGCTGTGGGAATGTAAAATATACTCCTATAATAAGTTTTCTTTGGTACCTTGATATATAACTAAAATATAGACCGCCAAAAATGAGCAATAACAAATATCTATTAGTATTAGAAAGATCTGAGGGAAACCTTACAGCTTCTAAGGACGGAGATAAATATGTGTTGGAAGGTGTTTTTACCGAAATCGGTGTTAAAAACAAAAACAATCGTATTTATGACGAGAGAGAATTGATGCCACACATCAATGAACTTAAGGAAAAACTTAAAGGCAATAAATTGTTAGGTGAATTAGATCACCCAAAATCTTTCGATATTTCTTTAAAAAACGCATCACATGTAATTGAAGATATTAATTACGATCCATCTACAAAAAAGGTAATGGGACGTATTCGTCTTCTTAATACAGATGCAGGAAAACAAGCAATGGCATTAGTCGATGCTGGTGTACCATTACATATTTCTAGTCGTGCTGCTGGAGTTGTTGAAAATGACGGCCATGTAAAAATCAAAAAAATGTTTACTTACGATTTAGTTGCAGATCCTGGATTTGCTAATGCTGAATTAAAAAGAGTAAACGAAGCCTTTGGTTTTGACGATGATACTATTTCTATATACGAAACAAATATTGATTTGGAATTAGATAATAGTGAAAAAACAATTGAAGATGCTGCAACAACAATTATTGAAAAAGCAGTTCCTAACACTGAAGATACAAACACATCTATAACAGAAAAAACAAACAACGCAATGGATCCTAAAAAATACATTACCGTTGAAGATTTTAATGAATACACTAAAATCGTTAAAAACGAATTTACGAAACTAGAAAAATCTTTAACTGAATCCAAATCTAATGAAAACGCTTCAGTTAATGAAGGTCTAGTAAAATATACTGAAACTGTAGCAAAAAGAGTTAATCAAATTCAAGAATACACTGAAAGATTAGCTGAATCAGTTGATGGTCTTATTTCACATAATGACTACATCATTGAGAACCTTGAAAAGGTAAAAAATTACGCTGAATTAATCGGTGAGAAAACTAGCCAAGGAATTAACTACGGTGAGAAACTTGCTGAATCAGTAGATCACCTAATCGAATACACTAGATTAGTTGCTGAGAAAGCTGATCAAGGAATCGAATTTACTAAGTATGTTGCTAATGAATCTAACAACCGTTGGAACTATCAAACTTACATGAATGAGCAATTAGACAACGTAATCTCTCATAACGATTATATTGTTGAAGGAACTTCTTCAGTTATCGAATACACTGAATACTTAAAAGAACAAACTGAAAATCTTTCTAATTACATGAATCACATTGTTGAACAAATCAACGAAGGTGTTGTAATTAAAACAGAAGATAAAGTTGAAGAAACTAAAGTTGAAGAAACAGTAAATGAAGGTGCTGATACTAATACCGAAACTACTCTTTCTTTCGAAGAAGATCTAACTAAGAAAATTGATGCTATTGTTGAATCTGCTAAGGCTGAAAAACAAACTTCTATCATCAACAACAAATTACACTTCTTAAACTTTATTTCTGAAAGTAAAAGAAATCAATTTGCTTCTTTGAATTCAGAATCTAAAGATAAAGTAATCGCTGCTTTTGAAGGAAATAAATTCTACGGTTCAGTTGATGCTGAAAGAATTTACGAATCAATCTTCTTAACAACATTGGTTCCTCTTAATTGGTTAAGCAATATGCCTGAGAAATATAAATCTACTTGGAATGGATTAAACGAATCTCAAAAAACAGCTATCAAAGCTCAAGCTTCAGTTAAAGTTTTAGATTCACAATACAAGATCGATGATTTCTGGGCTACTAGAGATTTAAGAGATGTGAAAGTTACTTTAAATGAAAGCACTGAACCTATCGTTATTAATGAATCAGCTAAATATGAATCACCTGCTGGTTACATGGAAACTGTAGAAGCTGAACTTAAAAGACGTTTCAAAAGATAATTTATAACAATACAATACTACTCAATGAACTTACTTTGATCGGTAAGTTCATTGCTACTAATAATAAAATACTCTAATACTCTTAGATATATAAAGAAACAACGC